CTCAAGGACCGCAAAATGTTGGAGTTACAGGCACTGGCGGTGGCAACATCGGAATCGGAAATGTTCCGGTTGCAGGGGAAGATAGCTTCTCTGGTACACTTAGAGGCACTGCCCCAACAGGTCAAGGAGGCTCTGAATAGAATAGAGGAATAATTATGGCTAAAGGAATATTATCAGACGACAGAGAAAAATTTGTATTTGGTACAAATCAAATAGCTAGATTTATAACAAATTTAGTTAAAAAATCTCCTAAAAAAACTACAGACTCTGCAAAAATTTCTAATACTCAACTTGATAAAATACAAAAACAAATAGATGAAGGAGCAGATTTAACTGGAGTAAGTTCTGAAGAAGTAGCTGAATTAGCAGGACAAATATCGCAAAATGCAAATGCATTAAAAGCAAGAGGTTTTACTGACAAAAGAATCGAAGAACTTTTAGAAGAAGCATATACTTTAGGAGAGTCAAAAGATTTAGAATTAGCTTTAAAACAACCTATTCGAACTAAAAAACAAGATGGTGGTGAATTAGTTGGTGGTCAAAAAGAATTAGATAAAAATAATGATGGCGATATTACTGGTGAAGACTTTGCAATATTAAGAGAAGAAAGAGAAGCAAAGCAAGTAGGTGGCATGATGATGGATGACCAAATGGCAGACATGATGGAAGAAGAAGATAAAATGTCTATGGATAATCAAATGGCAGATATGATGCCAGAAGAAAAAACAGAAGAACAAAAAGCTATTGAAAAAGCACAAGCTCCTGATGAAATGATGGAAGAAAACTATGTAGACTTTTTAATAGATGAAGCATTGAGTGATGATGAAGAAGCAATGCTTATGCAAGAATTACAAGCAAATCCACAACTTAGTATGTTGTTTGATAAAGTTATGGAAGTTGCAATGGAATTTTCAGGCTCTGGACCTGTTGAAGGTCCGGGCACGGAAGTCTCTGATTCGATACCTGCAAGGTTATCGGATGGAGAGTTTGTCTTTACTGCTAAGTCAGTAGATGTTTTAGGAGCTGACAATTTAATGTCACTAATGAAACAAGCTGAAGCTCAAGCGGATGGAAGACAAATGGCTCAAGATGGTGGGCTAATGGAAGAAGAAGATACTGCTATGCCAGTTCAACAAGAACCAGTAAGGCAGGATATTCGAGTTACTAAAGAAACAGTTGATTCTCAAGCAGCAATGCAAGATGAAGAAGACTTAGTTGGTGATGAGATTAAAAAATCTATGCTTTCCGGAAGACCACATGTTAGAAGCTAGGTGATAAAGCCACCCTGTTTACAGGCACTTTATCTTATTTAAACTGAAAGGCGACCTTTACAAGACAAGCCCTGCAAGTGCACACGCAGCTACCTTGTTAAACGAAGCCCTGAGTAGGAGTATAAAAATGACAGAAGAAGTCAAAACTGAGGAACAGCCAAATCCTTATAATTTAAAAAAATCTTGGCACGAAGGTACTGATAAACCTTTTCAGTCATCAGAGCAGTTATACTTTGAAGACCCATCAGAAAAAAATAAATTATTTAAATCTGATGATGTTAACGAAGCAGAACAAGCTGGTAATGTTGAAGTAGAAAATCTGGAAACTACTAAGGATGAACCTTATAAAAAACCAGACTACAAAAAGCGTTACGATGACTTAAAAAAACATTATGATAGTAAACTTAATGAGTTTAAAGTCAGAGAGCAAGAGCTTTTAAATGAAGCAGCTAGTAATAGACCTGCTTATCAAGCTCCTAAAACTGAAGAAGAACTTGAAGAGTTTAAAACAAAATATCCTGATGTTTTTGAGGTTGTTGAAACAGTAGCTCACATGCAAAGTGAATCTAAGGCAAAAGTTCTAGAAGAACGTCTTAGTCAACTCCAAGAACGTGAAGCTCAAATGTTAAGACAATCTGCAGAAGAAAGGTTAATGGAAAAACATCCTGACTTTAATGAAATTAGAAACAGTGATGATTTTCATGCATGGGCAAAAGAGCAACCCCAGTCTATACAAGATTGGATTTATAATAACTCTGATAACCCTGATTTAGCCAGTCGTGCATTAGATTTATTTAAAAAAGATGTAGGCATAGAAGCTGCTCCAAAAAAGACAACTTCTAAAAAGACCAAATCTGCTGCTGATATGGTATCTACTAAAACAACAAGTGTAGAACCTAAAAGCGAAAAGGTATGGTCTGAAAGGGAGATTGCTGCAATGAGTATGGACGAGTTTGATAAACACGAAGCTGAAATCAGCGAAGCCATGCAACAAGGCAGAATCGTTAAATAAAACTATAAACACAAAGGAGTACTGTTATGGCTCAATTTTTTGAACCTTCAACTGATACTGATGCTAACTTTGCAAACTCCGTAAGTGGACAAACTAATAGTTTTTTCCTACCTAAGATATATTCCAAAAAGGTTTTAAACTTTTTTAGGAAAGCGTCTGTGGTTGAAGCTATTACTAACACCGACTATGCTGGTGAAATTTCTGCTTTCGGAGACTCAGTTAGGATTATTAAAGAACCTGTTATTTCCGTATCGGATTACACAAGAGGTTCTGACACTACTCAAACTAAATTAACTGACCAAGAGTTAACTTTAGTTGTAGATAGTGCTAAGGCGTTTAAATTCATCGTAGATGATATTGAAACAAACATGTCACACGTTAACTTCAAAGAAGTAGCAACTTCTTCTGCAGCTTACGCATTAAGAGATTCTTATGATGCTGCAGTGATTGCTTCTATGTTCTCTGGAGTTTCTACATCTTCACCTGACCACGCTTTAGGTGCGGATGCTGCTGCTGCTACTCAAACTATGGGTCAGCATCAAGGTGGTTCTAACTCTATCGACCTTTTAGGTTCTGATGGTACTGGAACTGACCCGTTAGATGTGATGTCTTTTATGGCTAAGTTACTAGATGAGCAAAGCGTTCCTGAAGAAGGAAGATGGTTCGTTGCACCACCTTCATTCTACAATGAACTTGCACAATCTGGTTCTAAGTTATTGTCTGTAGACTTTAACGCAGGTCAAGGCTCTATAAGAAATGGTCTTGTATCTAGTGGTAAACTAAGAGGATTTGACATGTACAAATCTAATAATGTTGCTGCTGCTAGTACAGCTACTGGTAAGATTCTTGCCGGTCACATTTCTTCTACTGCAACTGCACAAACTATTATCTCAACTGAAGTGTTGAGAGACCCAACTTCGTTTGGTGACATAGTTCGTGGATTGCACGTATACGGAGCTAAGGTCCTTAGACCAGAAGCTTTAGTATCTGCTTTCTACACAGTAGACTAAATATAATTGGGGGAGTCTTCGGACTCCTCCTTTTTAGGAGAATAACATGGAAAAAATTATGTATTACGAAACTATTCATCAGAAAGAAGAAAAATGTTCTGAGATGGTAGGTCACAATACTATGAGATTCGAATATGAAGAATCTAAGGGAGAAAAATAATGTACGGAATGGACAAAAAGAAAAAAAAGAAAATGATGTACGGTGGTTCTGCTCGTAAGAATATGAAGCACGGTGGTCCTCACAAAAAAATGGACAGAATTGGCATGGCTATGGGTGGTGCTATGGAAGTTCAAAAACCTAACTAAAATGAAAGTTGCAGCTCCAAAAGGTTATCACTGGATGAAGCAGCCAAATGGCAGTTATAAACTAATGAAGCACTCTGGAAAGTTTGTTAAACACAAGGGTGCTTCATTAAAAGCAGATTTCAAGATACAAAAAAGACACACAAATAAATAATGGCAACTACATATTTAGACTTAACTAATGAAATACTTAGAGAACTAAATGAAGTTCCTTTAACTTCTACAAACTTTGCAAGTGCTGTAGGTTTTCAACAGTTTGTCAAAGATTCTATAAACAAAGCTATCTTTGATATAGCAAATGAAGAACCACAGCTACCATTCTTTTCCGCAGGATTAAGTGGAGCAACAGACCCGTTTTATGGTAATACAACTGTTGCGACAGTAGCTGGACAAAGATGGTATACGTTAAAAGCTGATAGTTCTAGTTTAACTACCGACTTTGCATCTGTTGATTGGGATGATTTTTATATTACCACAATTAATGTTTCTGGTGAGTCAGCTCCGTTTGTTTCAGAAGGATTAAAATATATTAATCTTTCAGAATGGCGAAGATTTTTAAGAGACCCAGAAAATGCAGATGATGCTAATACTCAAGCTTATGGTGAACCTCAGTATGTATTTAAATCCCCAGACAGTAGAAAGTTTGGGTTAAGTCCAATACCGGACAAAGTTTATAACATACATTTTTTTGCTTTTAATAGACCCACAGCATTAAGTGCTTTTGGTGACGAAATAGTTTTTCCCGAACAATACAGTAATGTAATTACAGCTAGAGTTAGATACTATGTGTGGCAATTTAAAGAAAGTCCACAACAAGCTGCATTTGCCTTAGAAGATTATAAAAAATCATTAAAACAAATGAAGTCAAGTTTAATTAATCCTACCCCTAGAGAAATGGTAGATGACAGACTTTATTACTAGGAGATATAAATG